CATCTTCGCCTCAAAAGCATTGTTCATGAGTTCCATCAGAGAAATCAAGAAGCGCATGAAACCTGGTGGTCACTTGATCGGTATCATTCCAGACTCCGAAAAAATCATTTTCAAAACACCGTTACAAGATGAGATGGGGAACTTTTTCAAATTGAAAGATCATGGAAATGGTGGGTTTGGAGAAAAGTTATTTGTGCACTTGACGGATACGCCATACTACGCAGAGGGACCAAAGGCTGAGCCAGTCGCATACAAAGATCAACTGGTGACACACCTGGAGGATCTTGGATTTAGTTTACAACTTTGGGAGGGACTTTCAGGAAATCCAATCTCAGAATTGTATAGCAAATTTATCTTTGTCTATAATAGATGATTGCATTCTTGGTACTCTTCATAGTGAATTTGTGGATACTTTATACAACCCAAGAACACCCAAAGTTGATCGAAGTCAAAGAGAAGTATCGTATTCTCAGAGAACATTTGGATGAGACGAGACACGAAAAGTTTCACATGTTAGTTCGCTGCATCCCAATCACTGGTATCATGCGCATGAATGGCGGTGTGGGATACAACACGAACAAAGGTGGGGAGATCGCCGTGTGCCTGGATGGAGAACCCAATGAAATCTTCCATGTCCTCATCCACGAGTTAGCTCATTGCACCGTGGATGAATATGAACACTCTCAGAGATTTTGGAACAATTACATAGAACTTCGGGACATGTGTGTCGATCTCGGTATCTATGAGAAGATTCCAAACAAGACTGAATTTTGTGGAGAGCACATCCAGGATAAATAATCTGTGTATCTATCAAATGAAGACACCTGTGAGTGTTCTACTCATTGCGATTGCATACTGGATAGTCATCTACGCCATGTCCATCGTGCCAAACCTATCCAACAACTATTTCGTGAACATCGTGTGGATGACCCTAGTCATTCCCAATATGCTCCGTCTGATGGTCGGTAGCATCCCTCGTCTCGCGGTGGATCGCGTATTTTTCTTAGCTTCCACAGTGATTGCCTTCATACTCACATATCTCCTGAACATGGCGTTCAAGGATACCAAGGAGGCCATCGAGGATCCCGCCGCTGACAAAAGCAAGAAACTTAAGATGAGTGCCTTGCTAGTGGGGACATTCACAGCGGGTGCCCTTATTGTATACTTTATGGGTATAGATACATCTATCTACAGCAACATGGGATGGGAAACGCCAGTCAATCAAGGCTTGACGATGTAATCCTTCGCGATGTAGAAAACAATGGCCGCCACAGCACCAGTGGCGGCAAGACCAACCATGCTTCTACCCCCCTGCTCGTTAAGGAACTTGGGGATAGAGGTCGCAAGACGGTCCTGAACAGGCTTGCTCACGGCGACAGCAGTGCACGCCGCGACGACGAGGGCGGTGAGCTGCTCATCGGTGAGGTTGAGGGGGTTCTTCTTCTCGGGCTGGGGAGCCTGAGGAGCGGCATAAGCACCCTGAGGCTGAGGAGCGGTCATCTGGGGCATCATACCCTGCATCTTGGGCTCATCGGTCATCATAGGGGGCTCCATCATAATATCATTAATGGGAGTAGAATCCATCGTCGTCTCTTTACTTTCACTCATATTTTTTTCAGGTCTAAAAGCCACAGAAGGATTATCGTTGAGGGGAACCATTCCCTCGCCGTCGTCAGCCAAATTCATGGTGTTCACTTGATCGGACGCCATTTAATATAGTCATATGTTTTTGACGACCGTTTGCGACGCAACTATTTCGTCTTCGTAATCTTGAGATTTGTCTTCTTCGTCGCCTTCTTAGCGTCATCTTCCCTCTGCTGTAGATGTTTGGGATTGTACATCTTCTTGTGAAGTCTCCACAAGTCTGGACTTCCGACCCTAAAGTTTTTCCTGATGGTCGCCTTGTACCAAAACACACAATCCTGGATCTTGTTAGACTTCACTGTGTTGTCTAACACGAGACATTCGTAGTTTTCTGTGCATGCATCCATCACTTTACAAAACATGTCGAACGAGGGGAAGATACCAAAGAATGATTTGTACAACTTTTCTCTATTCTGAATGATATTCTCCCTGAGGATAAACACATAGTCCACATTTGCTCGAAGTGCTGGTGGAAGATCCATCACATACTGCATCGTCAACATGAAGAAGATCTTCCAGTGTCGACCATTCATGAAACATTGTCGAATACACGTGTCCTTGAGAAACTTCGAATCGTACATACAATCATCCAGAAGCATGAAAGCACCGCAGTTTGTTTTACCCGCACCCACCAACTTTCTTTGTCTCGCCATCACCCTCTCTATGGCGTCTCGATCATAGTCGCCATACACGAACAGATCGGGGATGAACTCGGAATAAAAGTGATTACCTTCTTCAGTTCCTGAAAGAACGATGCCCGCTGGAAGATGTTTCTTGTGAAACATGATATCTTTCACGAGTGTCGATTTACCTGTATTACGCTTGCCAATGAAAACACATACCCTGTCGTCTGTCATCGTCTCGGGTTTGAATTTCCTCAACTGAAGGTTCATTCTAATGTAGTGTCTCGTTTTATTTAGCAAAATTTTACTCATATAATGTAGGAATGGCTGGCCGATTACGGCTCGCTGTCACAGGAGTTCAGGATCAATGGCTCACAGGTGAACCACAATTTTCGTATTTCCTGATGAATTTCAAGAGGCACACAAAGTTTGCGTTCGATTTTGTGGAGAGTCAGTTCGATGGTGAAGTCAACTTTGGTAAGAATATCTCTTGTAGAGTCCCTGGAGACAAGGGTGATCTTATTCGGAACATGACCCTAAAGATCACCCTGACTGACCCCAAACCCGATGATGGTGGGGAAAACGACATGGTTTGGACACCTTCTGTCATCACACATCTCATCGAATATGCAGATCTCGTCATCGGTGGACAGCCTATAGAGAGACTCACAGGCGAATACATCTACATACATCAACAACTTAACAATACAGACGATGATCTCGATCAGACCCTCTATTTCCTGACTGGTCATGGAAACTACTTGAGTTATGCTGATCGATACACATATTTTCTTGATCTCCCCTTTTACTTTTACAGGAATTCTTCACTCGCTATACCCACGTGTGCCCTAACGAAACAATTGGTCGAAGTGAGGATTAAACTGAGACCACTTAACGAACTCGTGAGGAACGTTGGTTCACCGGACGCGGAGGGTATATCTGACGTGACAGCTTCGATCGCGAAGTTCTCTCTAGACACGGAGTTTGCATACGTCACTCCAGAGGAGCAGGGATACTTGATGTCCAGACCTCTCGATTATGTCATCACACAGGTGCAGTTGGCTAAATTCAAGATGAACGCTGGTGAGAGAAAGAAGTCTGTGATGCTCAACTTTCAACACCCAGTGAAGGAGATGTTCTTCCTCTCACAAAATATCGCAACTGGAAATGTACCTCATTACTACAACACAATAGTTAACGCGGAACTTCGTTTCAACAATGAGATTGTTTTTAATCGAGATGAGAGGTTCCTTGTCTATGAACAAGCTCTCAAATATCATGTAAATTCTCCGTCCAGTGAACCATTTGTATCCCTAAATGGTGATGACGAAGTCGAAATTGGTCCAGCTAAGTTTGGTATGTATTCATTCTCACTAAAACCAGAGATGCCATATCCGACTGGTCAGGTCAACATGAGTCGCATCTCCCACAAACTTTTTACACTGGAGATTAATCCCATCAATGATGTTTTTGAAAATGATACACGGGTGTATGCAGTCAACTATAACGTGTTGAGGATTGAGAGTGGTTTAGCGGGATTAAAATTTTAGGTGAATATAATAGTAATGGCTGGACAAGTCCAACTCTTGGCTTCTGGACCCCAAGAGAGGTTCTTCACGCTAGATCCAGACTACAGTCATTTTGTGGAAAGTTTCAAAAAACATTCCAACTTTTCTTCGGAGTATGTCGACATAAAACCAGAAAACAATGATGCAGATTTTGGCAAGATTGTTCGATTCAAGATTCCCCAAAATCAAGGTGATCTTCTGAAGACATTGAGTGTGAAGATGACACTTCCGGAGATCATAGTGACTGCTACGACTATGTATATCGAATCGGTTGCACACGCACTCATAGAACATGT